CGATTGCCTTTGTATTCAGCAGTCACAGCGATGTCCTGACGAAAGTTGTTCCTTCCAGTCAGATATGTTGTGTAGTCATCCCCATTAGAGAACACAAGAGTTTCTCCAATGATATAGTCCATCAGGTCATCTATCTTAGCTTCTACTTCCCAAGGATAACCTAAGTCACCTACAGAGAAAGCAGCCCTGTACCCAATAATATCGCCATCAATTAACAAGGTCTTTACTACCACTGGCTTATCCATGAACAAGAACCTGCCAACTGACAGGATACAGTTCCTGCATTACTTTGTCGATTTGTTGTGCGACAAGTCGCGTTTCGTACTGAGTATCCTCTTTAAGTCGAAGAACGCACATATTAGCGAAGGCATCCATAGAACCTGACCAGTACCATTCTGTATACATTGACTGTGGCAAGACCATACGAGCCATTTCTGGAGCCACACCATCATTGATGAGGAACTGGTAGTAACGGATTGCATCGGCATTCCAACCACCAATCTCTTTAGTGTTGTAGCTATCAACTACACCCTCAGAACCTTGCTTCTTATCCTTAGCCCTACCTCGCCAGACATCAGGTACATAGAACTCAGGTTCACTATCGACATAACGACGGCTAATCTCATTCATACGCAAGTATTCATGTTTGACTAGCTGTCGGGCTACGAAGATAGGTGCCTTGATATGGAAGGATGCGAAGCAATGTCCGAAGGGGGAGTAGTGTTTGTGTTTGGCAAGGTACTGGATTAGTTTGGCGTCTTGAGCTTTTAGTTTACCAGAGCACCCAACTGGTTGTTGGCAACAATCATCTCCTAAGGGGCAGTCTAGAACGCTCTTCTTGCCGAAGCTAACCCTAGCCGCATTGACGATTGTTAAATCTGAACCCATATGGTCAACGTAGGTTGCGGTAATCACCGTTCAGTCACCACTTCTTCATTGTTGTCTTTAACGAACACAACTTGCTTGATGTAGGTATATCCTACGGCCCGTGTGAACTGCAAGATAAGCTCTGCAAAGTCCCCAAGGTACTCTACTTCATTCTGAGCAACACACACCTCGTTGTCGATACCAACGTCAAGTTCGTGTTTAGCGTACAAAGATACTTGCATTTACTTTACCCTATTTGTTTCTGTACTTACTTTGGTTCCCCTAGAACCATATGATTAGCTCTAGGGGGTAGTCAATAGTCTAGGCTTTACATATCCCAGACATCAGCAAACTCTGATTCAGCCGCTGTTGCATTCTGTTCGTACTCTACCAACTTGGTGATTGCGATAGCCTCAAGACGAAGACCAGCACCATCAGAGTACATATCAAAGCGAACAATGGCTTCAGAACCATTACCTACAAAGCCATCTTCCGACACCATCCAGTTCTTCTTATTGGCTGGATCACGAAGGTCGAGTACTTTAGGAAGCCCACCATAGTTCATCTCGGTGGTTCCACCTTTCTTGTTCTCGAAGACCTTCAGATTGTCTTTGTAGTTACGAGACAGTTTGATGTACTCACCAATACCAAGTTCCTGATCACCTTTCTTGATACGATCATGACCCATAGGTTTCAGATCAAGACCAGCAGCAATCAACTTCTGCTTATCTTCTTCAGAAGTGAAGTAGGCATTCACAACAGTCTGCCCGCCTTTCTTAGCCACTGTTCCTTGTGCGGACTTGACGGGTGCATCAGGATCACCTTTGTCGTAGTTTTCTTCAAACACACGGGGGTATTCCAGAACCATCTTCATGTCAAACTTCATCGGGGTATTTCCTCTCGGGGGTTATTTTGAGTTAGGGAACTAACTGCCCTACTATAGTATAGGTACCTTTTTTAGCCAATCGTCAAGCGATTCTAAGCACTTATGTAGATATAGCTAATGTGTGATTCTTTTGTCACACTTATGGTTAGTGTACGTCTGCATAGTTGTCTCCGGCCTTCCAATCAGAGGAAACCTTGACGTTCAGTTGTAGTTTCTCGTTCAAGGCTTTCTCTACCCTCTGGAACAAGGGGCCGAACCGTTCTGTGTCGTTCCTCTTGGTGTAGAATAGCCCTTCGTCGTGGTATTGCATAACCATAGGAACACCCTCTTTACGAACAAAGGCCAACCAGTTGTCAAACACATAGACACCTGTACTTTGATTCAATGTACTAAAAGTGTCCTTGATTGCACGAAGGTTATGCCAGAAGCCAGAGACAGGGTTTTGTAGCCACAGAGAACCGAGTTCAAAAAAGGTGTAGAGGCAACTTCCAAAGAGTTGGGTGCTGTCTACAAAGGACTCTTAGATATTGGCGCAGCTAAAGAGTGTGCTCGTGTGATCCTTCCAGAAGGTCTGACCATGAGCCGACTATATGTCAATGGAACACTACGCTCTTGGCTGCACTATCTCGATGTTAGAGATGATCCGGGAGTTACCCAATGGGAGCATGTATTGCTTGCAAGGGAAATTCGTAAGGTCCTTGAGCCTGCTTTCCCAAAGGTGTTCTCTAGTTTAATTGGTCAGTGTACATGAGTAAGCCAGAGGTAATCAAACGTTTGCTATTGGACGGTGACATCATAGCGTACAGGGCTGCATTCTCTGTAGGTGACTTAGGTTATCCTTGGGAAGTAGAAGCTAAGATAGATGACCTGATGGACTACATCATTGGGGAAACTCTTGTGTTCTCTAATGGTGATGACTACATAACGTATCTTACTGGCAGGAATAACTTCCGTCATGACATCGCTGTGACTGCTGAATACAAAGGCAATCGTAAGTCAACCCCTAAACCTGATATGCTCCCTGTTGCTAGGCAGTATCTAATAGACAACTATCGGGGTGTAATTATCAATGGGCAAGAGGCAGATGATGCTATCGCTATAGAAGCTACAAAGAATGACCCTGAAACGACAGTTGTTGCATCTATCGACAAAGATATGCTACAGATACCTTGTTGGCACTTCAACTTCGTAAAGGGTGAGTGGACCTTTGTTGAACCTGCTGATGGTACAAAGTTCTTCTATAAGCAAATCCTCACTGGTGATGCAGCCGATAACATCAAAGGTTTGCTTCGAGTTGGTCCTGTGAAAGCAGATAAGCTTTTGGAAGGGTTGACTGATGAGAAAGAACTATATGAAGCTGTAGTTAAAGCCTACGATGGTGACGAGGGTCGTGTCTTAGAGAACGCTAGGCTCTTGTGGTTGCGTAGGGAAGAGGGGCAGATGTGGCAGCCGCCAGAGTAAGCAACGTAAGAGCAAGAGCCATCAAGAATGGTTATCGTTCTGGCCTTGAGGAGAAGGTTGCCAAACAACTAGAGGAAGCTGGAGTTCTATACGAATATGAGAAACTAAAGGTTCCTTATGAACTAGCAGAAACTCGTAAGTACACTGTGGACTTCCAGCTTCCCAATGGGATAATCATAGAGACCAAGGGTCTGTTCAAGACAGAGGATCGTAAGAAACATCTTCTGATCCAGAAGCAGCACCCAGAGTTGGACATCAGGTTCGTCTTCTCTAATGCTAGGGCCAAACTCTATAAAGGCTCTAAAACTACATACTCTACTTGGTGTGACCAGTACGGGTTCAAATGGAGTGACAAAACAATACCAAGGGGTTGGTTAGAGGAATGAGAATTATCACTTTGCAAGAAGCACGTGAGCAAAACTTAAAGCATTACTTTACAGGGAACCCTTGCGCGCACGGACATGTTGATAGGCGGTATGTCGTCTCCCGGCATTGTGTTGAGTGCCAGAGGGTGAGAACTCTAGAGTATGGAAGGACGGACCGAGCTAAAAAGAGGTGCAAGGATAAAAGGCTTCTTACCTTGTATGGTGTCACTCAAGAGTATTTGGATTCCGTGATTGCGTGTGAGGTTTGCAAAAGTCCCCTTGATGCCTCTGGAACTGGACGCAGGGGTAAGTGCATAGACCACTGCCACGTTAGCGGAGAGGTTCGTGGTGTGTTGTGTAATAACTGTAACCGTGCCCTTGGCTTGTTTCAAGACTCTATTGACAGCCTGCAAAATGCCATAATCTACCTCACTGAAGGCAGGTCTGATAAAGTAATCCCTACAGAATGGATCAATGAATGAAAGACTACATCTTCTTTACCTTTGGAGCCTTGTTTGGGAGATTGTCTGATCGGGCATTCGAAAAGGTCTCTGACGATTACCTTCTACTCCAAGAACAGAGGATCGACGACGAGATTGAAGATCGTATGTCTGACTTGGGGATGACCAAGATCACTATCTTCCATGTCAATGAAGGCCCTATCCATCGTGATAGTATCCCAGACGATGAGGATGTTCCTGATCGGTGTGAATGGTTCTTGGAAGTCAAGTGTCTTGTGAACGATGAGACTGACCTATCGGACACTGCCTTGTGGTTTGCAGACTTCAATGAGGCTTATGATATTGTCAACCACTTCTACAAGAGCGTAGAACCAAAGGTGATCTTCGTATGACAGGTAAAACAGCAGTAGTATTCTCTTGTGCCCACACTGACCCTTCTGTAGGTAATGAGAGGTTTACTTGGTTGGGTGAGTTCTTGTATGATCTTAAGCCCGACTATGTAGTTGACTTGGGGGATGGTGCAGATATGCGTTCCCTTAACACCTATGACACCCGATACCCTCAAGCTATTGTATCTCAATCCTACCAAGCAGATATTGAACACTACAATGATGCAATGGAACGTATGCGCTGGAAGATACGTCATAACAAACGTAAGCAACCTGCATATATTGGGTTTGAAGGCAATCATGAGAATCGGATCAAGAAGGCCATAACACAAGACCCCCGACTAGAGGGTTCCAAGTATGGCATCTCGTTCAAACATCTACAAACTGACCATTGGTTCGATGAATACCATGAGTATCACAACTCAGCACCTGCTATCGCTGACTATGATGGTGTCTCTTATTCCCACTACTTTAGTTCTGGGAACTATGGTACAGCTACTTCTGGTATGCACCATGCCTACAGTGTGATTGCTAACCGTAACCACAGTTCTACTTGTGGTCATAGTCATAAGCGTAGTCTGTACTTCAAGGATTCTGCACATCCTCGTCCAATCATCGGTCTTGTAGCTGGTTGCTTTAAGGGGGCTGAAGAGTCTTGGGCGGGTCAGGCAAATAACGAATGGTGGAAGGGTGTTGTGATTAAGCGTGAACTTGAGAATGGTGTCTATGAGCCTGAGTTTGTATCTATGAAGCGTCTTGAGGAACTGTATGGGACGACGTAAGGAGGAAGTTTCTAATGTGCGCTCTACACAACTACAAGCACGGGCATAGAGGCTCTAGAGGTGGCAAGCCTTCTTTAGAGTACAGCTCTTGGTCTGGTGTCAAGAAAAGGGTTTTTAATCCAAAAGACAAACTCTACCCTTACTACGGGGGCAGGGGTATAGATATGGACCCCAACTGGCAAGACTTTTGTATCTTTTTGGCAGATGTTGGTCCAGCACCAGATGAAAAACACTCCTTGGAGAGGGTGGATAACTCGCTTGGTTACTGGAAACACAACGTAAAGTGGGCCACACGACAAGAGCAAGCTTGTAATAAGAGGTCAACCATTCGGGTCAATTGGTTGGGGCGAGAGACTTGTTTAAAAGAAGCCTGTGTTTCCTTCGGATGGGCCTATAAGACAGTGCATGGCTGGCGTAAAAAAGGCTACACGGATCAACAAATTAAAGAGAGGGCAGAAGTACTGTGGGCAAAAGATCAGACTTCCCAAAGATAGACAAGGACTTTTTTCCAACGACAGACCCTAGGGCAGTAGAGCCTCTGGTGCGATACATTCGTGGTGACACTTACGCAGAGCCTTGCTATGGCAATGGTGATCTGGAAGACCTGCTGATGGATGTAGCTGTATGCCAATGGCGTAGTGACATTAGGGAGACAGTTTCTAGTTCTAAAGTCATGGATGCTCTGTCCTTGACTAAAGAGCAACTAGAGGGTATCGACTTGATTGTTACCAACCCGCCCTTCACTAGAACTGTCCTGATGCCTATGTTAGACCACTTCATTACCTTGAAACCTACTTGGTTGCTGCTACCTTCTGATCTGATGCATAATGTCTACTTCGGTGAGGCTATGCGTA